CTTTACATTCAAACACAATCTTTATGCACGCTATTTATCTTACTGACCTTGCACTGCGATACTTTCCCCGCTCTTCTGCCCGCAGTGCCGTTACACAGCTTCGCCGCTGGATTGTTCTGAACAAAGACCTGCAAAAAAGACTTGATGAACTTCATTATAAGAAAGGACAGCGCACGCTTACTCCGCTTCAGCACGAGGCAATATGTCATTACCTGGGCGAACCCTAAATTAATTAATAATGAATAATTAAAAATGAAAAACCCCGGCATCCGGTTTGGCGGTGTCGGGGATTTTTTGTTAGTCTTCAATGTAGAAATCATATTCCAGCAACTCTTTCATGTACCGGTCACGCTCTGCTTTAGATTTAAAATCACTTCTAATTGTTACCCATGAGTCAGGATTATCCAATTTTTTTGCCTTGATAATTGGTTTCCCGTTTCTTTCTCCGGCTCTGAGTATAACAAAGCCGGAATCACATACTTTCTTTTGGTCTCTTGCGTTCATAATTAATCACTTGTTACTGTGTACGTACCTTCTTCGCATGATTCGATTCTAATGTCTATTTCACTCTTCACATCTTCCAGAACTTCCATCGCTCCTTCATTTGTAAAGTCTGAAAGAACCTGGTCGATGAAATCCATTATTTGTTCTTTTTCGCTCATATTATTCAAAAACCATTTGTTTTCCGTAAATCTTCGCCACTTCGTATTCTGCCTGACATCCTTTGCTGTCTTGCCATCCACGGCAGAAATACACCGCATCGCATTCCAAGAGAGCCTGAATGTCTCGCCCCATGTGTTCCGCATAAGATGCGTTGGAATCTGGTGATACGTCGAACGGAGTTACTGCATCAAATCCCTTTTGTCCTAATTCTTTTTGCCTTACTTCCGCACGTAATTTTGCTAAGTCTTCATGTCCTGTAATTGGGAGAGATATGTATATTTTCTTTTTCATAAATCAATAATCTCAATTTTCAGACTTGTTTTTAAATCACACATCATGTCGATTGTGTCGTTGTTTTCCACATCGAAGCAGATGCCCAGGTATTCCGGGTTCTGCTTCGAACGCTGCACCTTCAGGTCGCATGGGCGGCTGTACTTGATCCATACAAACATAAACTGATTGATTGCGCTGTAATGGACTTTGGCTGCCACCCTGCGAGGCTTGAACAGATTAAGGTTCTGGTTCTGCATAGGGTTCAATCTGCTTGATTACTGTTCCGCTGAGCCAGATGCGTCCGCTGCCCTGGCATTGCGGACACACTTTCTGTTCGGGGTACTGATGCTGAAAATCTTTTTCTGCATACACTGTCACTGTGCCGGTTCCTCCGCACTGGCGGCAGAGGCATACACGGCGATGGATATAGGTCTTTTCTGTTTTCATCTTCTGTCTGCATCATTAAATTCAGGTTTCACATCGGGGTCTGCTTCGTATGGATACACGTCCATGATGGCGGTTTCGGCTACGGAAGCTATCACGTAATCGGCCAGAGTGTCTTTCATTCCTTCGTCCAGCTTCTTGATGGCGTCGCGAAGGTCGGAAGCTTGTACCAGTACGTTGAATGCAGTACGCTTTTCTGCTCCACTCTTTTCATCCAGTGTGATAAACCAGAGTTTACATTTGAACCAGCGGTCGGCAGACTCTTCTTCACTTGGAAACAATTCATTGTAATTAGCTTTTGCAACTCCAGACACCTCGAACTCACCACTGATAAAAGGTGTCATCTCTTCGATGATACGGCTTTCGGCTTCGGTAAAGCTGAGAGCGTCTACCAGATAGGGTTCTGTTACTTTCTTGTTCATTCCGTTTTCCATTGTCTTTTCGTAACGGATTTTGCATGTAAACCAGTTGTGCATCATAATTCTTCTGTTTTTGTTGAGTTCTTAAATATTACGTTAGTGTGGTCTCTTCTTGAATCGTCCATACATTCAAGTCCGTTCCCGTAGCAGCTTATGCCGTGCTCAAAAAACCAGCATCCATCGCATGCATGTTCCGGGTCTTCCACTTCGGCTACTTCGAGCGTATGTCCGTTCCATGTGAACGTTTCTCCTAATTTGTGCTCCATGATTCTTTTATTTTTCTGATTAATTCATTCCATCCTTTCCGCGCCATGCGTGGTTCCATCCAGCAGAGCCAGCCAAGTATATCGAGCATTCTTCCTGCAAGTTTCAGAATGAATCCCATTATAATCAGCGGCCCGATGATGATGGAAAATGCGGTGAACAGGATAATTTGTGTGCGATTGTTCATTATTCCAGGTAATAGGTGATTACTTTTTTGCTGTTTCGTTCGACTACAACTCCAAAACCGTTCTCTCCTTTGACGGTATAGATTAATATGTTCGTATCTTCCATAATAAGTTTATCATTTCCCAGTGCGACAATCTTTTCAAATATTATCCGTTTGAGCCGGTCGTAATCGTCTGGTTCTACATCTTCTACAGGTATTTCATATATCTTTTTAAGATATTCGTGAAGCTTGATCATCCAGCGCGGCCACTTGTCGCGCCGGATGTTTGTTTTAAAAGTGAGTTCTGCCATTATACAATCTCCCAATCTTCAGCAAATACGTCACTAATTGATGGCGTCCATGAATCAGCTATACCTGTATTCTTATTGTAAATAAGACACTGGCTTGCATAGTCAATAAATCCTTTACCATTTAATATAATGTTTTTGGCTGACTGAGGTAGTGACTGCATCTTTGGAATAATATTGCTCTCAATATGAGCCGGTACTTGTTTGATAACAAATAACTCTCCGTCCCAGCCAGTTCTACGAATAGAAAGTCCAAATTTCAAAGCCTGAATAGCGATACCGAAAGACATTCTTGGGAAAGTAGTTATTTCTTTTTCACCACCTGCAATAGCCATTCTTTGTTCAAGTATTGCAAGATATCTTCCCATAATGTCACGTTGTAACCAAAGTAAAAAAGCCGTATAGTCTTTTTTTACAGTCTCACGGAATTTCTCTGAGTCTACAAATGTTGAACACTTATCAAACTTACTGAACAAATCATCATGTTCAATATGCATACGGTCAAGAAAAGTTTCTGAGCATTTATATGCTTCTTCAAACGCCTGTTTTGGTGACCAGCTTTCGTAACCGTCTTTGTACTTTACAAGATAACCTTCTCTTTGTCTATCCCCTTCGCATAAACTTGCATCACGATGTAATAACCCTTTCTCATAAGCCTCTCCCATTGTCATTGGTTCTGCTTCTACTTCTTTTGTTCCAATATATTTTTTCATAATCTTTTTTTTAAATTTCCATCCATTTAATTGGTAAACCTTGTCTCGTGCTTCCTCCGGTGAATGACACTCCGCTATGGGAGTGCCTTCACATGTGGACTGGGTGTATTCATTGCGATACACAATCCAAAGAGGACCACGGCGTTCATACGTGTATTTAGGCCTGGACCGCATCGCTTTCCTTCTTTGGTTCTACGTAGAAAGATTCGTCCTGCACCACCTCTACGCCGATGTTGGCAAACTGTTCTGCAACTTCCGGTACGTCACGGTCGGCAAGAAGCTTGTCTTTTGCCAGTTCCTCCGTGGTGCGGATATAATCAGGAAGAAACTCTTTGCAAAGGTTTGTTACAGCTGCCCAGGTGAAGCCTTTCCGATTCTTCAGTTTCGGGTTACCTGTGCGGAATCCGATGATACCGTGTGCCGATTCCAGACTTTTCTTTTTGCTGAAAAGCGTGTCCTTATTCTCAGTTGCGTAGGTCTGCATCACCTCAAAGGTGCGGTCTTTCGTTTCGTTCAGTTCTGCCAGCTGGTCGGCGTACTTCTCACGGATCTTTGTCATTTCCTGATCCATCTTTGCGGTCAATGACTGGGCCTTTGCGTCGGCCATAGCGAATTCTGCAAATGCCTGTTCGTACTGTTCGCGGCTTACTCCGCTGACTACTGTTTTCTTGGTTCTTTTTGCCATAATTAATTGGTTTTTAAATTTCAATAAAAATATTCTTTACACTTAAACCCTTTTCGTGGTTCAAAATCTTTAAATTCACAAGTTCTAAATATCCACTTCTTATCAGCCCATGATGCCAAATCTTTTTGCCACTGTGGAATCACTTGATTGGGATTATTCACATCACGGTAAGGCTGGCAATGGGGATAAAAACGGCCTCCTCTCTTCTTCCAGTGATTTACACGACTGAATGATTCTTCGAAATCGTCAAGAAGAATACAATAAAAGAAGAATTCTCCTTTAAAGCCGTTTTTCTCCAGAAGAGATATGGCTCTTTCGCAATCGTCAATCTGCCCAGTAGTATCACATCCAAAACGTATCCGCTTTATCCATTTCACCTTTGAAAGAAGGTGAGCTATTTCAGGAGTAACAAGTCTTGCATCCAATCCTTGATTGAAGTCTACACGATATTTACGATTCACTATCTTTTCTATCTGTGTGATACCATAATCGCTTGCCAGCACATTGTTGTCCATCAGAATAAGATTATTCCTACCGTCAATAGCTATTTCTTCTACGTCCATATATGGAGAAATTTTCCCTTCTTTATTCGGGACGACACACCATTTACAGCGGTTCGGACATCCGCGCGTAATAAAACCGTATGCCGTTTTTGAATCAATCTGAGGATATATTGAATAATCAGGCTGAATCAAGTCTATATCTCTAGGAAGTTTCTTTTCCAAATCATATCCGGTTCCTCCAAACTCTACAGAATCAGCATTGATATAATATCCGTAATCAGGAGTAAAGCTGAATACTTTAGCAGAATACACTTTGTCATAGTGATCAAGTGGGTTATACCATTCAACAGTATCACCTTTCAATCTGTGATACCTGCTAATTTTCATAAGAGCAAGATTAGGATAATCACTGTCTACGGAAAGTAATCCTACCCTATTCATCTCTCATATCCTCCATTGCTGCCATGTCGTATTCCATTTTCATGGCTTCGTCTGCCTGCTGTCCGCAGAAGTTTTCCAGCTCACGGAGTATCGTTACACGGTCGCCGAAATCAAACTGCTGCATGCGGTTCATAATGTCATTCTGAATTTGTTCGATTGTATGTTCCATAGCTTAATCTTTTTTCTTGCTGTCTTTGTAATCTTTCACTACCGGGCTTCCGAGCAACTCACGTCTGCTGTAGTACACGTTGTATCCTTTCTGATAGCGGGTAATGAGTCCTTTGTTTGCCCATTGCTTGATGGTGGTCTTTGCGCACCCAATCATGCGGCACGCATCGGCCTGACCTATGAGTTCATCGGGGGCTTCTGATATGTCTTTACGTGGTGCCGGAGCCACATCGCCCACTCTCAGTCCTAACCTGCGTTCCACTCTATCCAGGCGAAGAAGAAGCTTTTTGTACTCCGAAAGGCTCAGGGTAATTGTTTCCTCCTGCTCTTCATCTTCGGGTTCGTCTTCCAGATCCGGACAGATGGAACTGATACC